ACCGCGTAAAGATTGTATTTAGAAAGTCTGGTCAAATAGCCTAGTTGAAGGGATACTGTAACTTCAGATACCCCCCCGAACGAAAGGAACGTATTTTCTCTAACCTTATTACATCGATTGCAGATCATCTAGGCCTTAGATAGTGTATCTATCAGGGGATATAGACTTTTAGTTTGCATTTAGACCCACTCTATAAATATCTAGAATTAATTAACTAGTAATCGTACTTGGAGCTATTATCATTAGATAGTCTAAAAATATCTAGTGATTCTCAGTCTTCTAAATTAAAGGTGCACTCTGCATTTAACAGGCTTGTGACTGTTACATCTCTCTTTAAAAAAGAGAGACATAGCTGCATTGCAGCTTTAATAATAAATGAGATTTATTATATACACTGACACTAACAAATATTGTTGTTGTTGAGTGATTTTACTGTGATTGCTGAACTGTATTGTGAAATATGGCAAGAAATTGAGGCAATGTGATCTCCATGGTAGTATCTTGTTGGCAAAGCGGGATGTTTATTAGTGTAAATGTGGCATATAATAAATTTTATTTTATTATGTACAGTTACAAGCCTGTATAAACACAGAGTAGCACTAATTTAATCTATTAGGTGAGAATCTTTTAGATATTATGTTTGAGTAGTAACATATGATTAGTTAGTTAAATGATCAATAGTCAGGACTAATCTGTCTTCTTAGACTTTTGGACCCTTTTAGGTCTGTCTAATTTTTTATGAAGATCGATTATATCCTTCAAGAGTTTACGTTCCCTCTTTGTGACTAGTGGATTCCCAAACTCATCTATATCATATGTTATCAGATCAACGTTAATTAATCTAGCGTAGACATCTTTAACCATGTTTACTTCTTTTAACATTTCAGTACTAGATATATTTAATATAGCTGTATTTAAATATGTCATGTATTCAGCTAGATTTTTAATAACCGGAATATCTTTTGGATTTCTGACTATTAAATCTGACTGAAGGGTTTGAAGCATATAATTAGGTTTAGAGACATCAAATGAAAAACCTTTGTCTTTCATTTCTGGCTTGATAATCTCAGTTATTTTCTGATAATCAATGTTTAAGAACCAATCTGGTAATTTCACAGGTAAAAGAGGTATTAATATTTCTTTAAAGCCTTGAGTGAATAATTTTTTCTTAGTAAGGAAAAGAAAGATGCATGCTAATTGATGTAAATCGGATATTTTTAATTCTGCCATCAGATTAATAATAAATGCTTCATCTAAATCATTAGATCGTGAGTATATAAATGATTCAAACGAAGTTTTATCTTCTTTTCAAGCATATAAAATACCATAATTTAATGGTTCAATGAAGTGACCATTTATCATGAAGTTGGATGCAAATTCAATGTTGTGATAAGTTTTATTTTCACTTATTATTGTCTTTTGAAGATTAACTGTCATTCCGATTTTATTCATGAAATTCACATACTTGTGATATCCATTTTTATCTGTAATAACTAAATCATCTCCTACTAAACAGTAATTATCAACAGAGACTTTACATATCTGATTCACGATAAAGTGGTGAGTTAAGGCCATTAAAGGTCAGGATGCGAACATTCCCATCCCTTGGCCGACAGAATATCTGATAGACTCAACTTCTTTTATACCTGAATTAGCTGTACTAAATTCTCTATCAACTATGATTAATCAGTTTTCTGCGATAGAATCACCATTTAGATTAACTTTATTACAAATATGTTTTAAAATTTGTGATTGAATTAATCGTGGCATTCTATCTGTAGCTGCTGATAAATCGATGCTGTAGTAATTTTCGGATTTATTGCTTGCAATGTAAGGAAGACCTGACTTATGTTGAAAAGTAAAATCTGACTTTAAAGTAGATAATAACTTAAATAAGTAGAAATGGACGGCTGATAGTGCAGTTTGAGTAACTCAATCTACATTTGCGATTACTCTACTTTTACCTCCACTGGCTGTAAAAGTAAATAATCTAGAATGTATATCTTCTTTATCAGTTTCTTCAAGCTCAAAATAATCAATATTATCACTTAAATAACCTATCAAAGAATTAAAATCATGGGCATTCTCAAAATTATTAACAAATCTTTTAATTGCGTCTCTAAGACGTTCGTCTTTTCAGACAGCATTTAAATCATTTATTAGTTTTGAAGATGATGATGATGAGTTAGGTGAAGAGGCGTTTCCCGAGTACATTAAGATTTTCAATTTTTCATTGAATACATCTTGGTTACTAAAAGAGTCTAATCACTTTGAAATCTCAGAACTAGAGAACTCATTGTCCAATATTTTATCTAGATCTTCTCCTTTATAAGGATCAGTTATAGTTGAAATTTTTGGCGAAGCCTTTGTTTTAAAATTTCGATATATTCTAATCGAGGAGAATAATAATGTTAGCATTCGCTTTTGTTTATTACGATCTAGATTGTAAATACTTACTAATAGTTTTGGTAGGTTATCGTACAATCTAAAACCGTTTTCAACAAAATCGCCTAATTCTAGGCTGATAACATCATTACTATAACTCTCTCTTAGAATATACCCTTCTAAGTTTTTAAACAATTTAATAACATCTTGCAATTCAATTTTTTTTATTGATTTCTTAACTGGCACAGCTTCACCTAAGTAAAGATGTAAATCAACAGATTTATGATCTATTTTTTTACCTTTTTTAACTTTAGGTTTAGCTTGTAAACTTTTACTAAATAACATATACTCAGCAAACACAAAGATGTCAGATAAAAAAGATTCCATATCTTCTTTTATCTTATCATCACTTATGTCACTGAATACTGTTAATTTGTAAGAGTTTATAGTGATGGCATAGAGTTCAAATAAATTAAGTTTTTGTTTTATTTTATTCATTGTTTTTAAATTAATTGTAACGAAACTTCCTATTAAACAGAGCCAAGCTCTCCAAATTTAAGGTTTGCATTTGCCTAACTTAAATTTGGCCCTACGGATTAATTAATAGGGGGTAAAGGCACAGTAGCGGGGGAGTAGTTAAATTTTAAAAATATAGGTTATTGATAATATTTAACTAACTAAAACTGCTATATGCTATATATACCCAAAACTACTATTAATAATAACTATAGTAACGTTAGATTATTTTAAATTATTAATTATTCATGATGTTTATTTTACAGATATAAATGGACCACCGCGTAAAGATTGTATTTAGAAAGTCTGGTCAAATAGCCTAGTTGAAGGGATACTGTAACTTCAGATACCCCCCCGAACGAAAGGAACGTATTTTCTCTAACCTTATTACATCGATTGCAGATCATCTAGGCCTTAGAT